TGGCGATAGAGAGAAACAACCTATATCGGATAAGTCAACGTCCATTACAATCGTTTGAGTTCCTGTTGGAACCCCAAAGATCATAAAGTCACCACTCTCATTTGTTTTAACCGTAAATCTGTAGTATTTGTCGTAAACCTCAATATAGTTGTCATCCATCAAACTATCTGCAACATTAGGGAATGACCCTGTTGAGGAGTGTCCATTATATGAGGGTAACTTAGGTAAAAGGTTATATCTGTAACCATCCTCGTTTGTTTCCGTTATGGTTTTATATGGGTATAATTCAGAAATAACTGGATTTAATTCGTCTGCAGGTTCCAAGGGAACGAAAACCGACACCCTTGCGTTTGGTAAACCAAAACCATTATTAACGAAAACACGACCAACAACGACACCGTAGTCAGCACACATTCTTGTGTATACATCACTTGCGAGAATCTTTAAGGAAAGTACCTCCAAAGATTCCCAATCTTGTTCTAAATTGACATTTATGTATTTGTCAACACCGACTTGGGTTCTTATTCTATGTGATTTTGGCATTAAAAATCGTTTTTTTGATAAATAGTTTATTTCCTATTTTACAAAAAATAATCTCTTTTTAAGAAAAATAAATCACTACGAGAAGTTTACCGATTTTAAGTTCAATACTCGGATGTTAATGTCCTTATTTGGGTATCTAATTTGGTAGATTTGTGTTGGTGTCGCAAAGATAGTATCCGCAGTTGGTTGTATCTGTCTTGTCACTGGATTAGAGTAAGGCATTGATGTTTGTGATGATGAATATTGTCCCCCTACTTGATTAAAGAAAGCAACATCAGATACGCTAACAATACCATTTTCAGATTGTATTAATCTTCTTAATTCCGATATGTTAACATTCTGACCTAAATCCCTAACAAGAGGATTAAAGAAATTACTAACAATTTCAATTGTTTTTGCAACTATTGCACCTTGGTTTTGACTATTATCTAAAACAACATCTACGGTAACCGATAAATCGATTGTTTCCGCCGCTTCAACAGAAATGTAATCATTAATCATTCTATAGTTAGAAAGGTAATTGGCAACATTTTGTTTTAACGTGTTTGATACAACATTACTTAAACTTCCGCTTGTATCGTAAGATAACATCTTTATTCTAATCTTATTGTTTTCCTCAGTAATCGCAACTTTTGCTGGTGCCCCATATTGTGAAGGCATTGTTCTAATAATTGAATTGTAGTCATTAACGGTAACCGCTCTATTTTGTGCGGCGAAGTTAAATGATACCATATTTCTAACATCTTCAGTTGTCGGTAAGTTAGCCCCACCGATTGCCGCTGTCACGTTATTACATTGCAAACTATTAATAACACTTCTATTAACCGAATCAGAAGGTCCATTTACAGAAAAAGATACGGTTCCAATTTGATTGATTGTGTTAATACCTAAATTACTTGCTAATCCACCCCCAATTCTATACTGAACAAATAATGTTGTGTTAGGTGTTAAAGCCGCCCCCATTGAATAGTTGTTTGTGTATCTACTTAGGTCGAATCCTTTCCCGTCTCTTGCGAACTCTCTAAGTTGTTCTTCCGCAGAAATGTTACCACCACCGAATGTCATTTTACAGAAACCTTCAGGTGTGTATTCGGAAATAAATTTATTTGATGTTGTAATATATCTACCCACCTTAATACCTGGTTGGTCAGACACTTTAGTTGGGTCTTCAACAAAAACCCTGTCTTGGACAAGTGCGTCCACCTCGAACCATCTATCGGGTCCTATCGATAGGAAATCTTGTGGGTTTGGTATTGTGGAATATTGTGTTCCTTGTTTTAAAAGGACACTACTTATACCTAAGATATTTTTTTCAGGTAAAAATAATTCCAAGTATGGTTTAACGTCATTAGGTGTTATTACTCTTTTATAAACTTTTGTAATACCATTAACAACGACTTCTCTTTTAACGATCGTATAATTGGTTAGTTTCCCACTTGAATCAAAATTAGGAATTTTAACTCTGTTTGGTGATCCTTCGGCATTTATTGGTGATGCAAAATCAATATCGTAAACCGTTTCAAATGGTTGTCCCGCACCATTAACTTGTGAACCTCTTCTTAGAATACCACAATATCTTAAATCCTCTCTATCACCAAATGCCGGTACCGTAATTGAGAAATCAATTAAAGCAACAGAAGGTCTTTGACCAGGAATTTTAAGACCATAAGTTCTTGCAATATTATAAACTGAGTTTTTTTGTTGAGCAAACTGAAGTACCGTTTCTTGGATACTTCTATCTATCTGATAATTTAAGTTATCTGTTACGGCAGCATTTAAATCTAACATTACGGAAAAAATACCCGCATCATTAAAATTTTGCACCAAGTCAGGATAGTAAGTTCTAGTAAAGTTTATCAACTCTGTTCTTACCCCTTGGAAATCTCTGACGGTATAGGATATTTTCTTCTCTGCCATATAATATTAAATATTGATTATCACAAAATCCTGTGACTCGAATGCTGAATTAGTGATTTTATAATCTATCTTAATTCTTGCGGTATGTTCTAATTGTGATATATTGGTAACCTTAAACTCTCTTTCTCCGTATTGATTAAGTGTTTCCCCCTTATTTTCTAAACCCATTGACGCATCTTCAACCGTAATGTTAGTTACCTGTAGATTTGGCATATAATTTCTAATAGTATCTCTTATTTCAGATTCTACCTCAGAAAAAGTAGGCCCATCAAGTGGTTCAAAAATATATTCATATAAACGAGTTCCAAAATCAGGTAAATAATACCTTGTTCCTTTTCTCGTTAAAAGTAAGTGAACTAAATTTCCTCTAGTTTCGCCTTCAGTAGATTCGGTTACATCCAAATATCTACCGGTAAATGAATCCACAAAAGGGAAAGAAATACCATAAGTTATACCATTTGCCATATCACATATAAATATAAGATAGAGTTTTTTTAAGTAAAAAAAAATCACGACCTAAGCCGTGATTTATCTTTTTAGTTGTTAATTAAATTACGATGAACATCCAAAACATTCAAAATCTGAATTTTCAGGTCTTGGTGGTAAGTTCATATTTGTATAATCAACTTTAGGTGGTTCAGGTGTAACCATTGGTTTTTCTTTCTTAGACATATCTAATGCCAAGTGTTTTGCTCCCGTTGAAATCGCTTTTGTTCTAACATAATAACAAAGTGTCTTCAATCCTTTTTCCCACGAGTGGAAGTGAGATGAGGTTATTTTTGATAATGTCGGGTTAGACATATAGATATTCATAGATTGTGATTGATCGATGAATGGTGCTCTATCGGCTGACATATCAATTAATTGTTTCTGAGATATTTCCCAAATAGTTTTGTATTTAGGTATCAAATGTTCAATTCTTTTAACCTTTTTGTTGTGGTTTTTATCTTCAGGATCTAAATAGTTGTTGAAGTTAATGTTTTGAATTGACCCTTCATTGATAATGATCTCATTTTTTAAGTCCTCACTCCAAATACCAATCTTTTCAAAATCATTTATTAAGTATTTGTTCACAATTAAAATTTCACCTCCAACTACTCGTCTATTAAATAATGCCGAGTGAGCCGGTTCTGTCATTTCAAATGAACCTGTTATCTTAGCTGAAGATGCTACCGGCATTTGTGCTGTGAATAATGAATTACAAACACCATACTCGGCAACGTTTTCCTTTAACTTATCCCAATCCCACATTCCTGAAAGTTGTGTGTTATCTAATCCCCACATATCAAATTGGAATTCTCCTTTAGACATTGGTGACCCTTTAAAGAATTTGTACGGTTCGTATTTACCGTTTTTACACAATTCATTACTTTCGTAGATAGCGGCGTAATAGATAGTTTCAAAAATATCTTTGTTAAGTTTTTTTGCTTCTTCTGACGTGAAGATGTAATCCATTAAGTAAAATACATCCGCTAAACCTTGAGTCCCAATCGCAATTGCTCTTTGTTCTAAACCACCTTTTAATCCTTTTTGAGTTGAGTAATTATTAATATCCACAACTTTATTTAAAGATTTAACCACTTTTCTAACTTCAGTAAATAATAACTCAAAGTCGAATTTACCGTTTTGGATAAAGTTCTTTAACACCATAGAAGATAACGTACAAATTGCTGTTGTTTCTTCATCAGTATATTGGTAAATCTCATTACATAGGTTTGATTGTTTAATCACTCCGATGTTTTGATGATTTGTTTTTCGGTTAGCACTATCTTTAGAACATAAATAAGGAACTCCCGTTTCAATTTGTGACTCATAAATTTTAGTCCAAATGTCTTGAGCCTTAACTTTTTTACCAAGACCTAAAGAAACTGCCTTTTCGTAGTTTTCTTCATATTCGTCACCAAAAGATTCTTGTAGTGGTTTGATACCAGCATTTTTAATGTCGTTAGGACAAAACAAATACCAATCACCATTTTCTTTCACCGCTCTCATAAAGTTGTCAGGAATCCAAAGTGCCGTAAATAAATCACGAGCCCTTAATTCTTCCGCACCTGTGTTCTTTTTAATATCTAAAAGATCAAAGATGTCTTTATGCCAAGGTTCAATATAAATTGCTGCCGATCCTGGTCTACGTCCTTGTTGATTAAAGAATCTCAATGATTCATTAACAATTTTAAGGTATTTTAATAATCCACCCGCATATCCACCTGATGTTGAAATTCTACTTTCTTTACTTCTAAGGTTAGACATCGATAATCCAATACCTGCTGCATCAGATGAAAAAGTTGAGATGTCGTTCAACGTATCTAACAATCCTTTTCTTGAATCTGAGTTATTGTAATGTAACACACAAGACGCTAATTGAGGAACTTTTGTTCCCGCGTTAATCATAATTGGTGTTGCCTTAGAAATTAACTGATTTGATAATGATTTGTAATATTCAAACGCATCGGTCATATTATCCGTAACCCACAATGCAACTCTCATATACATATGTTGTGGTCTTTCAATTACCTTACCAGTTGGTTTCTTTAACAAATACATTTCTTGTAATGATCTCCAACCGAAATAATCAAAGTTGTAATCATTTTCGTGATTGATTACTGAATCAATAGTGTCTTCACCATATTCTTTAATCGTCTCAATAAGTTTTTCATTGATAATACCATCACTATAAAGTTCATTCATAGTTTGTGAAAAACTATCATTTGTTTCTTTATGGTAAGAAGATATTGCAACTGAAGATGCTAATCTTGAGTAATCGTGATGACTACCGGTGTAAGATGCCGCAATCTCATAAACTAACTTATCTAATTCCTTTGTAGTTACCTCACCCTCAGTTGGGACTGAAGTAATTACTTTAATAAAAATCTCATCAGAATTAACATTCAAACCTTTCGATGCTCGTTTAACTCTGTTGTAAATTTTTTGTGGGTTAAATGGAACTGATTCACCCCCTCTTTTAATTATTTTTAATGACATATTCTAAAATTTAAAAATCCTCTGTAAATGTTATTGTTTCATTTATTTTTGCCTTCTGATACTCCATAGTTCTTGATTCGAAGAAATTACCTTTTGTTTCAACCGCAATTTGTTCCATAAACTTGAATGGTTGTTCCACGTTGAATTCCTTACTACATCCGAACTTAACCAATAATCCATCAACCACGAATTCCAAATATTGTCTCATTAAATTTGAGTTCATCCCAATAAGTGAAACAGGTAATGATTCTGTAATAAATTCTTTTTCAATCTCTAAAGCTGAAAGAAGAATTTGTTTGATTCGTTTCTCGGAAGGTTTATCTTCTAAATGGTTATTAACTAAGTGGATTGCGAAATCACAATGTAAGTTTTCATCCTTAAATATTAAGGTGTTAGCGTTACATAGACCCTGCATAATCCCTCTTGATTTTAACCAAAATATAGAACAAAATGATCCTGAGAAAAATATACCCTCAACCGCTGCGAACGCAACTAATCTTTCAGCAAAAGAAGCGTTCTCAATCCAATCCAATGCCCACTTAGCTTTCTTCTGTACTGCCGGTAATCTATCAATTGCATTAAAACATTCATCTTTTTCTTTTGCGTTTGAGATGTATGTGTCAATCAATAATGAATACATTAATGAGTGGATATTCTCCATCGCTAATTGGAAACCATAGAAGAATTTAGCTTCGGGGTATTGTACCTCACGATAGAAGTTTTCCGCCAAATTTTCATTCACGATACCATCTGAGGCCGCGAAAAACGATAATACATTTTTAATGAAGTATTTTTCGTTATCAGTTAATGTTTCCCAATCTCTGATGTCGTTTGTTAAATCCACCTCTTCAGCTGTCCAAAACGCCGCTTGGTGTTGTTTGTAATATTCCCAAATATCATTGTGTTCAATCGGAAATATAACGAACCGACTAGGATTTTCTACTAGTATTTTTTCCATTATTTAAATTTACTTATTTTGTTAATTTGTCTGTGTTTCTCTTTGTCTCTTCTTATCCAAGAGCTCCTTAACTCGTTGTCTTTGTCTATCTTCTTTCTGTTCTTCAAGACCTAAGAACGTCATTGAACTTTCCGTATCAATTTCAATCATTGCATTATCAAACTTACAATTTTCAAACACAACACCATCATCCCCAATTCTTGATTTAGTTATCGCAATGGTAGCTAACTTCATTTCTTTTTGTTGTAATGTTTTTGCTACCGATATAATAACGTGACCAACTTGAGCCTTCTTAATTGATCCTCCCATTTGATCTGTTGTTACCACCTCTGATGATATTGATGCTCTGTTACCTTGAGTTGCTGTCCATCCAACAATATTCATCTCGTGACACATAGCCTCAAACGCTCTCATTACCGAACCCTCACTCTTCCATTCATCACCCAAATTCTTATCAGGAACAACACAATCAATATAATCTAAAACAATCATATCAACTTTAATTCCGTCTGAGACCATTTTTCTAATTTGATTCTTAATTTGTAACATCGTCATAGTATCCGACGGTAACTTTTTCATAATCAACTTGTTAGGCATTGATTCCTCGATTTCTCTAACTTTAGTCGTAACCTCATCTCTCTTTTCTGACAAATCGTCAGGATGAATCTTAGTCCATAACGTGAAGTGTTTTCTTTGGATTACCTTAGGGTTGTCCTCAAAAAATATCTGAACAACATTAAAACCTAAGTTAAACGCGTGGTTCGCCATCTTAGTTAAAATGGTTGATTTACCCACACCTGTTGGTGCTAAGATAACACCTATTTCCCCTTTTGCTAAACCTCCTTTTAACAATCTGTCAATTCCTGGTATCCCCATTGGGATTGGATGTCTGTAATCATCTTCAAGTACTTGTTCAAGGTTTGAGAATACGTCTAACATTGTCGTATCTTTTGCTCCCACTTGTAGTGCGGTCTTCACCATTTCTTCGAGGGTGTCGTAGTTTTCAAACTCACCTCCGTCAATGATCTTTTGTGCCTTTCCCATTACTTTCTGAAGTTCCTGTTGTTTACAGAATTTCAAAGCCTTTTCTTGTACAAAAGCAACTCCCTCGATAGGTGCATCCTTGATTTTCTTAATTGTGTCCATAACAATCTTAGATGCAATTTCCTGTTGAAGTTCTGATTTTGTGATCTGCTCAAGGGTCTCAAACGATGGGGTGTGATCGTATTTTGTATAATACTCACGTATCATTTGAATGATAATTTTGAAGTATTTATTTTCAAAATAATTATTCTCAATTACATCGATAATGGAATGTGAAAAATCCTTATCTACAATAATCTGATTTAAAAGTTGTAATTGAAAAGTATTACCCAAATACTCAAAATTCTTTCCTGTCGCCATATATTTTTTCTCCTTTAGTAAAGATAAATAGTGTTAGTTTTTAATAAATTCAGGATATGAAAAATTAAAGTTATCACCTGAAAAAATGTCAGTAAGTCCACCAAGGATGTTTTTTAGTTTTGGGCGTAGGTCTACGGTGTATCTGACCTTCGGAGGGTATACTTTAGCGTTGAATACTCTATGACAAATTGTCATATCACCAAGCTTAATTATTAGATTAAAATTTTCCGGACCATCCGTAATCGATGTGTTTAACACGTCAGGATTTTCAATAATTTCATATTGGTTGTCCAACATATAATTCAATGTTCTCATCCGTAAATCATATTGTAATTCATTACTAAGGTTTTGGATGTAGTAATAAAATTCTTCTGATTTGTGAGCGTTTCGGTTAAAACCTCTCACGTTAAAGAATCGTTGAACAACGATGTTGTCGTTACACATTAACAAAAATTCTACTTTTGTTATTTCTTGATCTCTCATAGTTTTGTTTGTTTCTACTTTTTGTTTCTAAATTTTTGTTTTTCTTTTCTTGTCAATTTCATAAAAGGTTTTAAAAAGTTTACCCAAGCGTCGTCACCCTTTGGTAGGTATTTAAAAAACCCATCTTCCATCATCATTCTAATTAGATTTCTATGTCCTCTTCCGTCGGGATCCATCGACTCAGAATAATATAACCTAACCATTTCTTTCCCCTCTTCATCAATTAGAGGTTCGGATAAATCCACGAGTTTTTTATTGGTTTTAAAAAACTCATCACCCAAAATACCTTCTTTTGTTTTCCCACTAAGTAGATTACTTAATGCAACATTTTTTTGTTTTTCGTTTAATAAAGTTTGACTCTTTTTTAAAATATCGGTCAAAGTTACTTTTGAATCAAGTATTTCAGGAAAAAACTTAACTAAAGTTTTCTCACCCATCATACTAATACCATCAATGTTGTCTGAGGTATCACCAGCAAGAACCTTAAATGTCATAACATTATAGTGGGGTATCGAACAATCCTTAAATTTAATTCTGTCCCCAAACTTATAATAAGATTTTAAATTTGGTGAATAAACTAATACGTTCTCAGAAATTAATTGAGTTAAGTCCTTATCACTTGAGAATATCGTTTTCTCCTCATCTAATGATATTTGACAGTAATATGCTATAAGATCATCGGCTTCCGAATTTTCGATCTCCAGTTGTCTTATAAACATCTCTTCAAGATATTGTTTAATCCTTGTTTTTTGTCTGTTAAACGAATCCGTCTTCTCCTCATCATTAGGGGAAGACTTACGATTCATTTTGTATTTGGGGTAGATTAATTTTCGTTGGGATGAGTTTGTATCACTATCCCAAAAAACCATAACTTTATTAAAGTTGGTTTCTTCTAAGAATTTACGAATTGTGTTAAGGAAATGCCAAGTACCACCAACGTGTTCCCCGTTATTATAAAAGTCCTTAACTCCGTGAAATCCTATTTTTAATAAATTGTTACCATCAACAATTAATGTTTTGACCATTTAATTTTTTTAAGTCGTTTGAAATTACTTTTTACTCGTCAGAGTCGTCATCAGATTCCGCTAAAGCATAATCCGAATACCCTAATTTTGTTTCCCAATAGTCTGAATACTCTCTTTTATAGTTATCCAAAGATTCTTTCGTATCGGCAATATATCCTTGTGGTACCGCAATGATTTTACCATCTTTATATCCAAGACCATTAACGTGGTTCTTCAATATAGAAACTTTTGTTCTAATTGCAAACGATACTTTTCTACCGTTTTTAGTTGCATCAATATGACTAATACCCGCCTTTTTCTGATTACCAAATAAGAATACTAATGATGACGCTAACCATACCGCTTCACCACCTTTAGCTTTAATCTCAGGTTGTCCAAATGGATTGTCAGGAAGTAACACCCAAGGTTGATTAAGTATAACTAACGTGTTGTAATATGGAAATTCTTCTTTCTTTGATTTAGAAATTCTTGAGTGTATTCCCATACCAATCTTATCGGCAAGTACCTTAGCGTTGTGCATTCCACCACCTTTCCCATCAAAAGTCATCTGACAAGGAATGGATCCAATACTATCCCATAAAAACAAAAGGTTATAAGGAATATCACCTTTTTCTTGAGCATCAAGGATATCGTTAATAAAATCAGTCGCTTGTTCAATTACATCGAATGAATCATTAAATATAAACATACCATCATACTCACCGTCTTCATTTTTTTCAGCCTGTAAGCCTAATTCAATTGCGTGTTCCCAAGACCATTTCTTTTCGGTAATGATAAGAACAGGTAAATGTCCCTTCTTTTGGGCATCTGCGGCCGCAAGAATCATTGCCGTTGTTTTTGATGTGTTTGAGTGACCTAAAAACATATTAATACCACCCATTATTGGTCCTGGTAATCCAGATGCCTCCATAAAGGCTTCACCACAATTGTAAAAACTCTCAGGTTTATATTTCGTTTTAGTTGAGAACTTACCTTTAATAGTGTCTAAAGATATTTCTCTTTTTCTAATAGCCATTATGCTTCGTAAATTTTAAAATTATTAATTGTTACTAATTTGTCATTCGCATTTGTAAGTTGTTCAATTAAAATATCCATTTCTTCTGTGTGTTGCGGGTGTTCCCCAATACCAACAGGACTAGTGAAATAAACATACAATCTTGCTTCAGCATCTGCGATTTGTGCCTCATATTTTTTAACAAGGGCTTCTTTAAGTTTTTCAGCAATAAAAGGTTTCATATTTCTTTTTTTAAAAATATAGACAAAAAAACGGGAACAATAAACTGCTCCCGTTTAATTAATTCGTTAATAAATTAGAATGGTAAGTCCTCGTCAATCTCAGCATTTACCTGAGGATCCGCAACTTCATTAATAGATTTTGGTGTTGGTGTTCCACCCATAGAAACTTCAGATGTTTCAGTGTTAGAGTAAACGTAACCACCTTTTTCTGAATCCCAACGTGGAGTTTCTCCTCTTGCAATTGCTTCTAAATACTCAACTGCTTTTTTAGAATAAACATCATCCCATTTCAATTCATCGCCAACCCAATCAGCCATTTGATCAACGTCTTCGGAGATTGGAGATGGGTCATCATACATAACGGTTTGGATAACCGTATAGTATGCTCCTTTTGGTGTTTTTGCTTTAGTTAACTCAAGGATTAAGTCACGACCTTTATCAGGATCAGTTACATCACCTTTTGCTTTCCAAATTGGAATAATTTTATCAAGGATTCCTTCTTGTTTGTAATTGTGTTTAAATCTCCAAAATTTTACACCATCTTGTTCGTTGTCACGATCAATTACCTTAACAATA